TCTGCAGAAATTGTTGATGCTTTAAAAGCTGAAATTGAATCTTTAAAAACTGAATTAGCAAAAGAAAATGAAGTTAAAGAAGTAGTTGAGTTAGCTGCTGAACCTTTAACACATAATCCTGAAGCTAAATCTGAAGTTAAATTAAACTTGTTTTCACAAAAAAGAACGAAAACAACATTTGATAGTGTATTAAACAAAATTTCAAACATTAAATAAATTAAAAATGGCTACTACTACAAGTATTACAACTACTTACGCAGGAGAGTTTGCAGGTAAATATATTTCTGCAGCTTTGCTTTCTGCTTCTACTATCGAAAACGGTGGTATTGAAGTAAAACCTAATGTTAAATACAAAGAGGTTATCAAAAAATTAGCGACTAACGATTTAGTTAAAAACGCTACTTGTGATTTTGATGCTACTTCAACTGTTACTCTTACTGAAAGAGTATTAACAATGGAAGAATTCCAAATCAATTTACAATTATGTAAAAAAGATTTCGCATCTGATTGGGAAGCTATCCAAATGGGATATTCTGCATTTGACAACTTACCTCCAAGTTTCCAAGATTTCCTTTTAGCTCACGTTGCTGCTAAAGCTGCTCAAAACAATGAAATTTCAATTTGGAGAGGTGCTAATGCTACTGCTGGACAATTTGATGGTTTAGTTACTTTGGCTACTGCTGATGCAACTGTTGTTGATGTAGTAGGTACTACTGTTACTGCTGCAAACGTTATTACAGAATTAGGAAAAGTAGTTGATGCAATTCCTGCTGAACTTTACGGACAAGAAGATTTATACATCTATGTTTCACAAAACGTTGCAAGAGCTTACGTTCGTGCTTTAGGTGGATTTGGTGCTTCAGGTTTAGGTGCTAATGGTACTAACGCAATGGGCACTCAATGGTTTAACAACGGTTCATTATCTTTTGATGGTGTTAAAATCTTTGTTGCTAATGGATTAGCTGACAACTATATGATGGCTGCTCAAAAATCTAACTTATATTTCGGTACAGGTTTATTAGCTGACCACAATGAAGTGAAAGTTATTGATATGGCTGATTTAGATGGTTCACAAAATGTAAGAATCGTAATGAGATTTACTGCAGGTGTACAATACGGAATTGGTTCTGAAATCGTTCTTTACACTCCAGCATAATTAGAATAGAATAATACTTTCAAGGGTGGTGAAATAAAACGCCACCCTTTTTTTTTAACTTAAAAACATATATACAAATGGCTTGTGATTTATCTTTAGGAAGATTAGAAGTTTGTAAGGATTCAGTAGGCGGTTTAAAAAACGTTTACTTTGTGAATTATGGCGATATGGGTGCTATCACTTATGATGCAACCAATACCGATGTGATTGACGCAGTTGCAGGAACTCCTGATGCTTACAAATACGAGTTAAAAGGTGCTTCTACCTTTACTCAAAACATTAATAGTTCACGTGAAAACGGGACTACATTTTTTGAACAAGTTTTAGAACTTACGTTTAAGAAATTAACTGTTAAAGACCATAAAGAATTAAAACTTATGGCTTATGGACGTCCGAGCGTTATTGTAGAAGATAACAACGGAAACTTATTTTTAGCAGGTTTAGAACACGGTTGTGACGTAACAGGTGGTACTATCGTAACAGGTGCTGCAATGGGCGATTTAAGCGGTTATACTTTGACGTTAACGGGAATGGAAAAAGTACCTGCTAACTTCTTGGGAGACACTTTATCTGCGGTTGGTTTTACAGTTGTTGCTGGAGCATAATAATTGGTCATAATTATTTAAAAGGCGTATCTTAATCGGTACGCTTTTTTTGTTTTAACAATATTTGTATTTTTTAATTTTTAAAATAAAAGAATGATAATCTTAAAAGAACAAGAAACTGCACAAATATTAAACGCTATTATTTATGGTAGTGATGCTGATGCTATTGTTTTACGAGATGAAGAAACAAATGAAGAAACTACTATTGAAACTGTATTTTCGATTGACAAATATTATGCAGTTACTTCTGCTATTTTTCCGATAAAACAAAACAAATTCTATACACTTACAATTAAAAACGGAAGTGATGTAGTATATAAAGATAAAGTATTTTGCACAAATCAAATAAAAGACAATTATAGTATAAACAATAATGCTTATGTGCAAACAACTTCAAACAACGAATATATAATTTATGAGTAATTTTCACATTTTAAATTTAAGTGCTTACGCATCACCTACTATTACAGAATCTAAAAATAAAGATTTTGTTGAATATGGTAGTGACAACAATTACTTTCAGTACTTAATTGACAGGTTTCTATATTCAAATACAAACAACGCTATTATAACGGGTGTTGCCAATATGGTATATGGTAAAGGAATAGATGCAACTGATTCAAATAGAAAACCGAATGAGTATGCACAAATGAAATCTATCATTAAAAAAGATGCTTTAAAGAAAGTAGCTTTAGAACGCAAGTTGTTAGGAATGGCTGCAATACAAATTGGATACGATAAAGGTAAAGTTTCTTTTATTGAGCATTTTCCTATGCATACATTACGTGCTGAAAAGTGTAATGATAAAGGTGAAATTGAAGCGTGGTATTATTCAGCTGATTGGGCTAAAAGAAAACCTAATGATGAACTAAAACGCATTCCTGCTTTTGGATATGGTAATGGTAAAGATGTTGAAATATACGTTATAAAACCTTATTTAAGTGGTTACCATTATTACACACCGATTGATTATGCTGGTGCTTTACCTTACGCTAAATTAGAAGAAGAAGTAGCTGAATATTTGATTAATGATGTAATGAATGGCTTTAGTGGTACTAAAGTAATTAACTTTAATAATAACATACCACCTGAAGAAAAAAGAATTGAAGTTGCTAATGATGTTAAACGTAAATTAACAGGTTCAAAAGGTGAAAAAGTAATTGTATCTTTTAATGCAAGTGCTGAAAATAAAACAACTGTTGATGATATTCCTTTAAACGATGCACCTGCACACTATGAATATTTAAGTACAGAATGTTTTGAAAAATTAATTGTAGGACATAGAGTAACAAGTCCAATGCTTTTAGGTATTCGTGAATCAGGTGGAGGTTTAGGTAACAATGCTGATGAAATTGAAACTGCTACGAGGTTATTTGACAATATTGTAATCAGACCATATCAAATAGAAATAATTGATGCTTTAGACGAAATATTAGCTATTAATGGAATTGCTTTAAATCTTTATTTTAAGACAATACAGCCATTAGAATTTATAGACGTTAATACTTCATCTGCAGAAACAAATGAAGAAGCTACAGGTGTTAAAATGAATGCACACACCAATCCTAATATAGCTGATTCATTAATAGAAAAAGGTGAAGAATTAGGTGCTGAATGGGTATTGATTGATGAAAACGAAGTTGATTTAGATTCAGAACAAGAATTAGATTTAGAAATTGAAAATTTAAATAACAAGAGTAAAAAAGACAAAAATTTACTCTCGAAATTTATTGATTTAGCAAGTAATATTGTAGGTAGACCAAATTCAAAATCTGAACAAGATAAAAATATTGATGGTATTAGATTTATTACACGTTATGTTTATAGTGGTAATGAAGTTGGTGAGCGTGAATTTTGCAATAAAATGCTAAAAGCTAAAAAAGTATATCGTAAAGAAGATATTGAAAATACAAAATCAAATAGTGTAAACGAAGGTCAAGGACATAATGGTGAAAACTACAATTTGTTCTTATACAAAGGCGGTGTGAATTGTAAACATAAATGGTTAAGACAAACTTATGTATCTTTTGAAAACGTTAAAATAGACGTTACAAATCCTAATGCTAAAACAATTTCAACTAATAAGGCTGAAAAATATGGCTATAGAGTTAGAAACGATAAAGAAGTGGCTATGACACCTTATGATATGCCAAGACACGGACATCACCCAAATTATAACAAATAGATATGGCATACGCATTACTAATAAGCACAGAAGATGTAAAGAAATTTACAATATTAAACGGCAATTTAGACGTTGATGATTTTATTCAATATATAAAAATTGCTCAAGATATAACTATTCAAAACTATTTAGGAACTGATTTATACAATAAGTTTCAAGAACTAATTATAAGCGGTGATATTAGTTTAATTGGTAACGTTAAATATAAGAACTTGTTAACTGATTACATTAAACCAATGCTTGTTCATTTTGCTATGGTTCAGTATTTACCATTTGCAGCTTATACAGTAGGAAATAAAGGTGTATTTAAACATACTTCTGAAAATGCAACAAGTATAGAAAAAAACGAAATAGATTTCTTAATAGAAAAAGAACGTGATGTAGCACAACACTACACACAACGTTTTATAGATTATATTTGTTTTTACAATTCAGACTTTCCTGAATACAATAGTAATTCAAATGGTGATATGTATCCTGATACAAACAATAATTTCGGTGGATGGGTATTGTAAGAAAGAGAAAGAAAGTTGGCAGTTATATAAAGCCTAAAGAAGAAAACAAAAAGAAGTTAGAACTATTTTTAAATAAAGTACAAAATGAATTATTGGGGAACAGGAACAAGTAATAATTTAATAGATTGGGGGCAAGGAGCAATTAACAACATTATTAGTTGGGGTTCTGTTTATGCCGTTAGTTGGAGTGGCGATACTGATATTATAGGTATTGTTCCTGCGGTAATTATTCCATTTGA